TATCCTCGAACTCTTCGGGTATGTCAATGGCGTAGTCGTCGGCAGTCTGCCGATCTATGACGCCCCAAAACTCTAGGGCCTCAAACCGACGGGTGGCATACGGACGGCTGTTATCTTCGTTGGCGGTGATGAGGTCGTTCTCCCACCACTTCACTTCGTAGTTTTCGCCCATCTCTAAGGCGCGATTGATGGCGTCCTCATCGAAGAACGGACGACGGCGCAGGGCCCGCAGTTGTGAGCGGGTCATCTTGTGGCGCTCGATTACAAAGTCGCACTCGTTGATCGTATAGCCGTCGGGGTCGGGGTAGAAATCCCAAATAGAGGTGTGAGAAACATTAGGCACAGTGCGGATAGTAGGGTTGTATTCGCCGTCCTCTTCCCAATTAGGATACTCTTTGGTAGAGGCGAAAGGCCCTTTGACGATGCCCGTGCCGAAGAGCGAACACTCGAACGCTGCGTAACGGAGATGGGTCGACGCATTGCTTTCATCCAACTGGTCTTTGATCTGCTTCTCCATCTTCTTGGCGGCGACCATAGCCGGATGGAATGTGACAGACGATTGCGTGTTGCCATCGCCTTCGCGCAGGTTAGGAATGTCGGATAGTAAATCTTCTAAGGGGCCGAGACGGTCTTCTAGTAGGGTCTGTTGTGTAGCACCAGGCGGGAGAGGCTTACCGTCTCCTTCAAAGCCGACCAGATCAACAGGCTGCTCACCAATGTCGACGCCCTCTGGCTCTTTAGGGTCGAAGCTGACGCTTTCTGCTACGCCCTCTGGTAAGACGCTAGGCTCGATTGTAATAGGAAAAATGTCGTTGGCCAGCAACACATCGACAATTTGACTGTACGCTGCCAAGACTTTTGTCTTTGTGACTTTGATGAAGATGCGGGACTTTTCAGTCTCTAGAAACTGGACGTCGCTGTCGTACACACCACGATAGTTTTTGTATGCTTTGATCCACTTTTCTTCCTCAGTGTATCTAGCATCCTCTGCCCGACTGAACTGTTTACGGATGTAACCGGCAAGGCCGCTCATCAAGCGCGTATCGTCAGGGTCTACCGCATAGGGTTTACCGTCAGTCTCGACGGACGACATATCATCATAAGACATACGAGTATCCTGTTAATATCCAAACACTGCATCAGCAGGTTGGAACTTCTCTACCGGGGCGGTAGGTTTATCTAAATCGAATACATTGCGTGGCACAGGACGTGAACTTATACCATATCTTAGCGCATCGTACAAGTGGTCTTCTGCATGTGTATCGATGTCTTCTGGATTTTTCTTGTCTAAGGGCAGCGTCGGTAGCTGGGCCGTGATGTTTGTACAGTTGCTGAAAAACGTAATGCCGGGCTGCTCTGTAAATTCGTCGACCTGCAACAGCCGATGCAGTTCGTTCTTGCCGCTGACGCGGCTACCCTTACTACGGTCAGACGGCCGCCAACGGCAGCCTGCTAGGATCATCTGTTCTGCCAGAGACGGCCCTGTGTCGCCTCGCTTGTGCCAGCAGCTAGAGTCGAGAACGCCGTAGGAGATTTTACCGTCGTCCTGTTCGATGTCTAACACCATGCGGGCCAGATCGACCGCCAAGACTTTACTGACATAAAGTTCCCGATAGACAATCAACGTGTTCTCTGGCGTCACCGCAAACCACAAAACCGCACTGTGTGAGCCGTACCCGTAGTCGCAGGAGCGAAACTTGCGCCAGCCGTATGGGATGTCGAACGGCTCAATGACGTGCGTCTTGCGGTCGAACTCCGTAAACGCTGCGCCCTCGGCGATGTCCCAGTTGCCCTCTAGCAGTTGCCTGCGTTGCGTCTCGGGTAGCGACAGTAGCATCGCCTCGTAGTCGCCGGACTCGTAAAGGTACGGATTGTCCTTCAGTTGAGCCGGGATGAAGCGCCGGCGGAACAGCGGCTTACCCGCCTTGCTGTGGCGCTGCGGATACTTCAGCACGTCGCCTGTCTCGATGTCCGTCGCCCAGAACGACTTGCCTGGCGTCGTCGGCGTGATGAACATCTTACGAACCCAACCGTGACCCGGACCTCCAGGGTTGCTGGTGGCCCGCATGTACAGTTCTATTTCCGGGTCCGTAGAGCGTAAGCGAGACCTAAGATAATCCCACGCAAACGGCGTCGGATATTGTGTAAGCTCATCGAAACCCACCCACGTAAAAGACTGACCTTGGTAGCGAAGAACGTCTTTGTCTTGCTCCAAGTACGACATCCAAATGCGCGCACCCGAAGGAAAAGTCCATTGGCTTTTGCGCTCAGACCACTTTGCTCCGGGGACAGCTTTTGGGTATAACTCACTAGATTTGTGTATAAGCTCCCGAAGCTCATCGTTTGTTCTCCGTAGAATTAGGGCTACATGATTGGGATTATCTGTGTAGCGTAATGGGTCGATCAGAAGCGCGTAGGACTTGCCAGACCCGGCGCTCCCACCGTACAGCACCTCACGTTCAGGTGCTTCAAAGAATGCCTCCTGGGGACCAGGGTTAGGCTTGAAGATGTACCGCTTTGGTATCTCCTCGACCGTCTCCATCGTCGTACTCGTCGAGACTGGAGAGATCGACGGGGTCTTTGCGATCTTCTTGCGGGACGTAGAGGAGGCGCGACTGGATGAGCTTTTCCTTTTCCGCGCACTCTTTCGCTTTGGTGGTGTAATATCGGTAGAGGTTAGCGATGTCTTTTCGTTTTTTTTCTGCTCTGACAATTTTATGTAACCCTTGGAATGAGATTTTCCGACCTGTCTTTGCAGACAGCCATCGCGCGACTTCGCGGTAGCTACAGGTCTTGAGATATTGTTTTGCCTCTTCTAGGGCCTCTAGTTGTTCGACAATCGGGTTTAGGATTTCAGGGTCATCGGGATCTAGCTCGTAGCCGAATGGGACCTGGCGGCTAAATCGTGGGACTGGTCTCCAGCGCGGTTTCTCTTCAGTCATCCTCTTCCTGTTTTTTCTTGGCAGGCAAAATAAATAGCCCGCCGCTCTCCGCCTGCACGGCGACTTTTTCAGTTTTAATTACACCAACACGATCTAGGATCTCACGAGACGCGTTGATGCGGTCGCGATTGCCGAGTGCGGTCGGATCTTCTAAGACGCCAGTCATGGCCAGGGCAGCACGAGGACCGTTCGAGGCCAGGTAGGTCTGGGTCGTCTCTAAGATTTCATCTTTCAGGCGGCGCACGATGTCGATAGTTTTAGTATTGCGGCTGTATCCGGCCACATCCATCGCCGCCCGCACATTGCCGGCAGCCTCGCCCATCAAAGCGTCGAGAAAGACTTTCTGCTGTTCTGTCAGATCTTTTTGGGTAGCCATGTCAGCCCTTCGCAGTTTTTCCGGCGCGGATTACGCCACGTTTTGTAAAAATGCCACCACCGCGACTCATCTTTTTTACGGATTTGAGATAGTCTCCCAGCGTTTCGGACTGCTTCCCGTGGAGCTTCGATGCTTTAGCGAGTTGCCCCGCAACTTTTTTTACTTTTTTAATGGTCATTTCTAGCTCCCCTAAAACATACTACCCGAGCCGCCCGGCTCTTGCTCTTCGACATCGAACGTGACCTCTGGACGGAACCCGAAGTTGCGCTGCATAAATCCCTGGATCGCAAGGCGACCCGCAGTCTCTCCAAGAGGTTCACGCTTTGCCTGCTCTACGTCCTCTACACTCGGAGCAAACTCGCCCGCGTACTCCTGTTGCTCCACAAGCAAGTCGCCGATGTCCTCTTGTGGGGGCGCTTCCATCATCATTTCTGTCTGTCGATCAATATTTGCAAATTGACCCTCACCGATATCGCCTAAGTCTTTTCTTGCAGCCCGCTCTGCTTTCAGTCTTTCTAATATGTCGCCGATAGGGTCGGTAGTAGAGCTAGGTTGTGGAGGTTTCTGGCTCGACTTCGCAGGTGTCGGTTTTGATTTCGGTGGATCTTCTGTTGTTTCGCTGGGAGTCGTTACCTGGATCGCACCCGATACTGGCTCCACTCCTTCTTGGTCACGGATAGGCTTGTCAGCATCGGGTTTTTTTGGAGATGGCGGAGCGAAATCTGTCAAATCAGGCGGTGTGACTTTAAGAAAATCTAATGCTGCACGTAACGACGGTAATTCAGAGCGTATAGCAATCTTTTCGGCGATACTCGTCCCAGCTGCCTCTAATCTAGTTTGCATCCTCTCAATTTCTTGCTCTAAATATGCGATCTCTAATTTTTGCTGATATGGCGTCATCCTCACTTCACCTTCCGATACGCGCGCGTCTTAGCGGCAATTTTTTTCGGCTGTTTTACGAACTGCTTTCCAGCCTTCGTCCCTTTCCGCTTCGCGCGGGTTGTAGCGGCGTACTCGGCGCTAGTGAGAGACTTGATAGCCTTCTCTGGCAGGTAACGCTCCCCAGTTTTGCTGGAGGGCTTCCCTGACTTCGTGCGCCACTTCTGCTTCGTCCACTGTTTGAGACTGCGCTGCGATTTTTTGAGTGCCATCGTTCTACGATCTTTTCGGTTGCCGCTTACGATTGGCGGTTCTGCTGACCACGCGCAGGTTCTTACGGCTGTTGTTGCGCGGGTTCATGTCTTTGTGGTCGACTTCTTTGCCGTCACCCTTCTTTACGCGCCCTGCCTTCATCATCATATTGCGTGCGGCGTTGCGGGCAGCCCGTCGCTTCTTCTGCTCCGGCTTTGCCTGATGCGTGACGTACTCTCGTCGGTAGTTGCGGGTCCGTTTGGCGGGCATTAGCGACCTTGGTCGTTGCGAAGATACTTCATCTCAGTTTCGATGACCGACACACGCCGCAGAACCTCGGAAAGGCGCTCACCGACCATGTTGTTAGCCTGGACCTCTTCCATCAAGTTATCGATCTTGCGCTGATGTTCGGCAACATCGCGGCGAAGATTGACATTCTGCTCGATGGCCATGCGAGAAGACAGGCCACCGAC